CAATGCTTTGAAGGTGACTGTTGAGGACACCCTGCCAGATCCTGCCTTCCGTGACGTGAATGAGTCCTATACCCGTTCAATGGGTACAGACACTGAGCGTTTCTTCGGTTGTGCGATTCTGGGTGGAGAGGTCTTCATAGACAACTACATTGTTCGTGTACAGGCTGATCAAATTTCAGCTAAGGCACGCCAGTACTCGAAGTTCTCAAAAGCGATGTCTCGTACATTCGACAAGAGCTTCTTCGATGGCACTGGCACTTCGAAAGATTTCAAGGGCATCAATGCTCTAATCGACGAAGGTCTTGGTCAGAAAGTATCAGCGGGTACTAACGGTGCTGCTCTTACTCTCGACATGCTTGATGAGGCGTGGGACTCCCTTCGTGGACAATCCGCCCCTGACGCACTGTTGATGAACCGTACGCTACGTCGCAAGATCAACACTCTTGCACGGACCACCTACTCGGGTATTTCGTTGATTGACGTTGGAACTGACTCCTTTGGTCGTCAGGTCAACATCTACAACGGCACCCCGATCAGAATCATCGGTGACGACAAAGATGGCAACGCCATCCTTGACTTCGATGAAACTCAGGGTTCGTCAAGCGTGACCAGCTCCATATACGCCATCGCCTTCGGGACTGATGAAAACGTGTATGGAATCTTGGGTCTGGGTGGCTCATTCGACATTAAAGACTTTGGTGAAACCGAAGCAGCCCCAGGTCACCTGGGACGAGTCGAGTGCTACCCCGGCGTTGTCGTCGCTAACAGCTTTTCTGTTGCCCGTCTACACGGCATAACGAACGCATAAGGAGGCTGACGTATGGCACAAGCAACACGCACGGTAGGACCGGGTACAACAATCCGGGACGCAAAAACAGCAAGTAACGTCCTCTTGGCTCAAGGAAACATTTCAGCAGATACAACTACTGCTGGTTCGTCCATCCAAGTTGACCGTCCTTGTTTGGTCAATGTTGAGTTAGTGGTTGGTACTGTCGCCGCTGGTGTGACTGCATTCGAGGTCGAAGTCTTCGGCTCCGATGCGTCAAACGGCACAGGAAACGTGGTCTCTTATGGCCGTTTCCAAGACATCACCAATGCTGATGACGACACAACTCGTGTTCTAGCTGCACAGGTGTACAAACCGTACATGCATGTAGTTATCGATCACTCAGGTTCCGGCAATGCGAATGTGGGCGTCTTCGTCCGCACCCCGTATGACCGTCGGACAGATAGCACCACTGCTTAAGTAGTGCTCCTCGTGGATGGGGTCCGCCTTTCGGGGCGGGCCCCAAAACCACATCTCGAAAGGTCTTAATTTTTTATGTCCACTGAAACCACCGATTCAAAAACGTGGGATGTCATGGCCACTGTTGAGAAGTGGCATCGAGCCGCTGATCGCAAGGCGGGTCTCCCGCCAGATGAGGTGGTTAAAAAGAAGGACAACCTACTTCTTAACGAAGGCATTGAAGCTTTGCTTCAACTTCTTACCGCTACTGGCGGAACAGCGTTCTCTTCCGGTAACGCCTACATCGGCGTCGGCGATTCGACAACTGCAGCGACTGCCAGCCAAACCGGTTTACAAGCCAGCTCAAACAAGGATTACCAAGGCATGGAGTCTGGGTATCCGATTGTTTCTGGTCAGACTGTGACGTTCCGATCGATTTGGGCTTCGGCTGAAGGCAACTTCGACTGGAACGAGTGGACGGTTGCGAACGGCTCGAGTGACTCGGCAACGAACCTCAACCGGAAGGTTGCGGCTCTTGGAACAAAAGCCTCAGGGTCTGAATGGACTTTGACTGTAGCGATAACGGTGAGCTGACATGGCAACTAACTATCCGACAACGCTTGATGACACGAACACCCAGCCGAATATTTCGGCTACGGATGAGATGGATGACACCGGTGTTGAGCATGACATTGTTCATACCAATCATTCACAAGCAATCATTCAGCTCGAAGAGAAACTGGGTATCGGTCTGTCAGATGCTGCTGATGCGTCGACGAACCAGATCCTTGTTAAGCAAGCAGATGGTTCAACTCAGTGGGCAGCTAACCCCGGTGTGGGTGCTCTCACGTCGTTGAGCGGAGCTGTACTCGAATCGACAGTTGATGCGAAGGGCGATATTTACGCTGCGACTGCCGATGACACGGTTACTCGATTGGGGGTCGGGACGAACGGTCAGGTACTGACTGCTGATTCTACGGCTGCTACTGGTTTGGTTTGGGCTGCTGCTGAGTCGCCCATCCCTCTGATTTTGGCATTGAGCTGAGGTAGGACATGGCAAATACATTCAAAACTTTTAACTGGGAAGCGGCAAACGCTGCTGGTTCAAACACGTACACGGTTGGGGCTAACAAAGTCGCAATTGTGTTGCAGTTGCAGGCAGCGAACATTGGCTCAGGGGCTCACCCTGTGAGCGCCAAAGTTACTGACTCGTCCGCCAGTCTGACCAAGTTCATAGCGAAAGAGGTTTCGGTTCCGTTGAACGCTGCTATCGGCCTCGTGGCTGGCAAGCAGGTGTTAGAGGCTTCAGACGTATTGGATGCCTACTCCGATAGTGCTGCACAAATAGATGTGACACTCAGTGTGCTTGAGATTGACGTCTGATAAATGCCGGGAATTTCGGCAGGTAAGACGTGGAGTAGGATCGGAGCTGAAGTAGCTCCGACTTCTAGTGCTGCGTCTGGTGTCTTTCAGATACAGGAGCTTGCGGAGAATGTGGGAGCTGGCACTTGGCCTGCTCCTGCTGCTGGTGTGTTTGAGTGCATAGCCAAAGAAACCGTTTCCGGTAGCTCTACTACGTCTGTTGAATTTACTTCTATTCCTGCCTCAACTTATGACAACATCGAAGTTGTTATCAGTTGGGTTCCAGCTACTAGCGATTCATCGTCTGGGATCAGTTGGGCGCTAGAGATAGAAACTAACGGAGAAGCCGGTAACAACTACAGCGTGGCTTTTCATAATGCTAGTGGGGCAAGTAGTTCGTCGTCTGCTTCTAATACTGCTTATTTGTTTGCAAGCCAACCGTTTTATATGGGGTACACGAACTACCAAAACGGTTTGTTCAACAGGCAACGCTGGACCAATATCAACACTTCTACCTATCACAGCGGTCACACGGTGTCGGGAGGTGGCGTTTCCGGGCAGCCATTAGGCCACGCTTATCAAACCCTTTATTGGTACGACAAATACGGGATAAACAACCAGTCGTCGAGCAGCGCTTTATCGTCAATCAAGTTTGTTAGCGAGTGGAGTCGAGTGATTGAAGCTGGAACGACGTTCACGATGTTTGGGATAAAGAGCAGCGAATAATGGCACAAGACGGTTACTTCCCTATCACAACTGTTACGGGTTCGGGGAACCCTTCCTATATTGACATTACAGGTATCCCAAACACCTACGCCCACTTGTGTTTAGTGGGGAGCATGGCTTCCACTCGGGCCACTGTGCTTGAACAGTTTGAAATAAATTTTGGGTCGCCAACGATTGACACTGGATCGAACTATCAGTGGCAGCGTGCAGGGTTTACGAACAACACAACAGTTAGTGCATACCGGAACACCGGAACAGCAGCTATATATTTAGTTGACTCGGTAGGCACTTCAGTGAACAGCCTTTTGAATGCTCAGGTTGAGTGTCTTATTTTTGGTTACGCCGACACGAGCCGTTACACAAACATTTGGGCTAAAGGCGGCTACGCATATAGCGCTTCTTATGGGTCATCAAAGCTATGGAGCGGCACATGGACAGATACGTCCGAAGTCAGTTCACTTCGGGTGACTGCTGGGTCAGGGAACTTCAGCACTACTAGCCGCCTAACGCTTTACGGATTCAAAGGTTAAGGAGGAACTGTGGCAGGAACATATGATCTTCTCAGCAGTTACACAGTTACCTCTGGTTCGGGTGACGCAACGATCACGCTGTCAGGTATTTCCGGTAGCTACGATGACTTGTCGTTATTCGTTGAGGGATATAGCACTTCAGCAGGTAACTCGAAACTGGGCTTAAATTTTAATAGTTCAACAAATACGAGTTGGACACAAATGTTGTGGAAATGCTCCGGCGCAACCACTTTTGGGGCTGTTTCTGAAAATATGTGGTCCACTTCTGGGACCACTTCTTTAGACGAATGTAGCTGGGGGAACATTTCAAGAGAATCAAATTATTGGTTCGGCTTCCAGTTCTATATCAATGGTTACTCGAATACGAGTATGCCCACTGAAGTCGTGGTTAGCGGCTTGTCGCTTCCTACTAGTTCAAGCCAGTGTTGTTCTGGGTGGGGTGGCTACCAGTGGGGCGAAACTACTGCTGTCACTGAAATAAACCTGAAAGTCCATGACAGCGCAGCGGAATTCGCACAAAACAGCTCGGTGCGTCTGTACGGAATTAAGCACACGGTCTAGGAGAAATTATGGCTACTGCAACGATTGTTAATGTTTCGACGGGTGAAGTGATAACCCGAGAACTAACTGCTGAAGAAGAAGCTGAACGGCAAGCTAGAGATGAGGAACGGCAAGCCCGGAGAGAAGAAGAAGAAGCTGTTGAAGCTCAACGTCAAGAAGATGCTGCTGCGGGGCGAGCGAAGCTGAAAGAGCTTGGCTTGACTGACGAGCAGATCGCAGCGTTGCTCGGATGAGTACTCCGGGTTACGGCCAGAACGGTTCTTTAATAGGGCCTGAGGTGTCGGTAACGGCTTCGTCTGCCAGCGGTGTGTTTACGTTAGCCGAGCTGACAGAAGCTATGCGTGACGATGCGTGGCCAATGCCGTTCCAAGGTTTCATTGCTACGTTAGATCCGAACCATCCATCATCGACAGCGTCATACACAACCGCCAATGTTGACTTAGATTCAAATGGCGACCTTCTTCTTAATTTTTATACCATCGGAAATTCTACTGGAGCTTATTATCAGGGTGGCTTCGCCAAGATAAATACGTCAGCTAAAACACTTACGGACAACAAGTTGTACCGAGTTGGCAACGAAAACAACCAGACGGTCATGTGCAATATCACCGTTGATTCCGCTGGCAGCGACGACATTTATATGAGCGGTTACACAGACGCCTCAGGCACTAGCGGCATTTGGACCACCAAACTCAACAGTTCGTATGTCGAGCAATGGTTTGGGATTGATAGCTCAGAGAATCTGTTTCGTCGTGGTGCCTCGTCGCAAGCTTCGTACTGCCACACACCGGCAAGTCACCGGTTATCACCGGACGGCACATACCTTTACGGCGGTGGGTACGGATTAAACACCGGCTACGACGCATGTTTTGTACCCATTAACACAAGTACTGGCTACCGGATTGGTGCGAACAACATCACCGATTATTCAAACCCCCCCGGTATGGGTTTCTATGCCCGGGCATCGGGTCTCAACAACAGCAACTTTGCTTATGTCGGGTTTCCTTATCACCTCTCTTACGGCGGCTACCACAACACTGTGTTCAAGGTTTGGAACGGTGGAAGTACAGCATCCGGTGTCGGATTGAGGATCGACTTTAACGGTGGTTCGTATTCTGGTGGCTCATATATGTCGAACGGCAGCATGGGCAAGTTATATAACCAAGTCAGCAACGCCGATAGGTACCCGTTTATGGGTGCTCTGACTGGCGGGACCGGCAGCGGTACGGCCTACTTTTTCCGATGGAACCATGCAACCGGTTGGAACACTTTCGATCAGGGATATCGACTTGCGGTGAACGCAGCGGACAGTCCAGCAACTCCAACGGCGCTCACCTATGTGGATGGCATCACTTTCACCGCTAACGATTCAACTTGCTACGCCTTGATGCGAGACGACGGCAACACACCTTCGCAAAATTATTTGGTGTCGTTCGACCCGGACACTTCGTCAACGACTATTAATTGGCAACGCAAGATCCTTATTTACAGAACGGCTGATGGGACAAGCGTTCAGAATACTTGCTACCTCACAGAACCTAAACTCGATTCTGCTGAACAGTTTCTGTATTTCGCAGGGAATATTACGACTAACAACGTTGATCGCAGTGAAATGATGGTGTTCAAATTGCCAGTTGATGGCAGCGGGGAAGGGACATACACCGTTGGTGATTACACGGTGGTGTACGAAGCATCAACCATGACTGGAACACAAGGAGACCTTGTGGGAAGCACCACGGGCACCACGATGACCACGTTCTACCCAAACGAATCTGGCACCGGTGCGAGAACTAACACGGATCAAAGCGGCGCAACATTAGTGACGGGGTGATAGAGATGGATGAATGGGACGCTGACGCTGCTCGCCACGAAAACGCTCCGCATGTTGGTTTGCCTGATGACTTGCCGACAGGCATTGTCGACGGCATAGCTGAGCAGCCTGACGATTTTGAATCCGTTCCGTACGAATATGACCCTGTGGATGACACTTGGGTCAAACTGATTAACTAACTATGCCTGCCGTTGCGTATCGCAACGCCGAGCTGTACCGGCACGAGGGGAAGTACCAGTTTGGTGTTTTCCCTCTCAAGTATCGGAACACGTATGACTACCGGTCGAAGGTCACCTATCGAAACGGGGTAGACGATCCGATCTCTGACACGTTCAGTGTTGCCGATTCGGCAACGCTAACCGTTGATGTCACTCCGACGGACACGATCAATCTCACGGAGTCAACTCCGAACATTAGTGTCGAGTCGCTTGCAGCTCAGGGGACGACTGACTCGCAGCAGTTCCTTGAGGCCACTATTGGAACGGTGGGTCTGAACCTCACAGAAGCTATTAGTGGTGCTGAGACCTTAAACACTCAGGGCACGTCGGTTAATTCGACTGACTCAAGTACCGGTACCGAAGGTACTCCCGGCCTGTTCTTCACCCTTCAGACAGACTCTGGTTCTGGCAATGACAACTGGGTGTCGACGACTGTCACGATGACGCTTACCGATGCTGCTGCAGCTCTCGAAGCTCTGGGAGCTGTAGCTATCTCGTCGACTGACACGTTCAGCTACTCGTACGGCTCGTCGATGCAGTACCGCACGAACTTCCAGTACCAGAATATTCGTGATTATCGGTATCGCTTCGGCCACATGGCCATGGGGTACCGGAACGATTACCAGTACCAGATGGAAGGCATGTACGGCGAGGGCCTCATGTCTGGCGTGATGGTGGATGTGGCTCCGGTGGATGCGGAGACTGGATCTGCGCTCGAAGCTTTGGACTATGCGGGTGGTGGAAATAACAGGATCACAGCTCAAAGCGAAGACATTCTTGTGGAATTTAATCTCACAGGCCCATTTGGCGAAGTGGCCCAGCATTTAAGCCATATTGCCGTGAACAGGTACCGGCCAACGCCTTCGGCCGTTCGTAGAAGGTGACTATCTAGGGGTGGATAATTGAGATGGCTACGACAACCACACTGACCCTCGGCGGGCTTATCGACGACACACTTGAGATGTTGTATCGCACGAGCGAACGCCCCTTTCAGGTCACAGTTGGATCAAGCGCATTGGACTCTCCAACCGATACAACCTTGACGGTCGATGACGCTAGTCGTGTACAAGCGACTGACGTTCTTGAGATCGGTGATGAGCTGATGTTGATCACGGCGAAGAGCAATGACTCGACGCCTGTGTTGACCGTCAGCCGAGGCTACGCCGGGTCGTCCGCAACTAGCGGTCACGCAACTGATGCGACCGCACTTATTAACCCGCCATGGCCTCGCTCTTCGATTAGTGACTGGATTCAGCGTTGCTTTAAGTCAGTGATGAATGCCCAGCTTCCGCACAGGGTGACGGAGTCCATGACTCGCACCACTGACAAGCAGTGGGTGTTGATGCCAGAGAACACCATGAGGGTGTATTCGGTTCGGCACATGATCGGCCAGACTGGCCGCATCATCGATATTGGTGGCTGGCAGTTCGAGCAGGATTTGCCGCCTGGTGTGGTGTCGACTGGTAAGGCGCTTCGTACGCCAACGTCTGTGGAGAACAACGACTCAATAATTGTGGTCTACCAAACCCCTTATGCTTTCACTGGTTCAGGTGACTCGTCGACTATCGATGTGCCTATTGGGGCCGAGGACATTCCAGCTCTGTGGGCTGCGGCATATGCGGTGACTCGTCGAGAGGTGAACCGCACTGACGTGGACAAGATTGAGGAGTGGAACCAAGAGGCCGCTATGCGGCAAGGGGTCAATCTGCGTTGGGCTCGTGAGCTGTGGGGCGAGGTTTACAGAAGGATCGACGAAGCGAAGTCCATGCAAGGGCTTCCAAAATATAGAACTTACCGAAAGATGCCACACCTGTTATGAGCCTCACACGATCGTTCCAAAACCTTGTTCAAGGCAAATTAAATACTGCTATCGGGTCTAGCGCAGATACTTCAATCTCTGTGAACATCGATGGCAGCTTCACCGCTCCTACTGGGCTATCAGCATCTAACTATCTAATGATGGTGATTGACCCGGAGGGCAACGAGCATGCCCCAGAGATCGTCAAGGTCACAGGGGTTTCGGGTTCTACGAACCCGTATACGTTAACTGTGGTTCGTGGACAGGAGTCCACCGCTGCTCAGTCGTGGGATACAGGCCGCACGATTGTGGCTGCCCTTACCTCAGGGATCATGGACGATCTCATGATGACGACTGCGAACCTGACATACAACCACACACATGATCGACTCGGAATAAAAGATTCGAACGCTCCGGCAGCTTGGCCTGCGGGAGCTAACACGCCCGACAAGGCTTTACATATATATACGGCTGATCCAACGATTCAGCTTGAGCACACGACCGGCAACATCACGAACTTTATTTCTGGTGCTGCGAATGGTGAGCTATCTATCGAAGCTGACAACGCTGGTGCAGGTGCATCCCCGGCTGTGCTGTTGCGGACTGCTAACGCAACAAGGCTGACTGCTAGCGCTACTGGGGTTGTGGTGAACGGTGCTCTCTCTAAGACCAGCGGAACGTTTGATATTAAACATCCGGTAGTCGAGGACAAGCGACTTCGTCATTCTTTCGTTGAGGGTCCTCGAGCTGATCTGATTTATCGAGGAACGGTGACGCTCGATGCGAGCGAAGTCACAGTGTGCATGGATGAAGAGTCCCGTATGTCTGCGGGAACTTTCGAAGCTCTGTCAAGAGATCCGTGGAGCATTGTTTCTTGCCCGAGTGGTACGCCAGTTACATGGTCAATGGATGGTTGTTGTCTAACTATTAAAGGTGAGATCGGGCAGCAAGCCATGTGGATCGTTATTAGCGAACGACAAGACCCCGAGTATCTCGCTAGTGAGATGGTCGGCGACGACGGCAACTTAATTACGGAGTACTGATGTCCGCCCTCGCAGTATCAGCGGTGGGCGTTAAGGCAATCGCCGGTTCAGCTCCAACACTAGGCACTGCCCCAACAACGACAGGAGTCGATGCGACGCTCACTGCGAACGTTGATGCGTTATCGACGGTGAGCTGGACCTTTAACAGCTCCGACGGAAAGAGTCAGGGAGCGTATCGTGTACAAGCTCAAAATTCGGCGGGTTCGACGACGTACTGGGACAGTGGTTGGCGTACTGGTTCTGATGTCGATCTTGCTGTGGACATGGATGAGAATGCCATCCCGGCTGACCAAGTAATCAAGTGGGTGGTGTCAACTCGAGACACCTCGCAGATTCATGCCCCAGAGGTCTCAGCTAATAAGACGTATGCGTGGGGCGCTCCGACTGTGACAATCACCACACTCGAGGGAGTCGCAAAACCTGCTGACGATCAGATGACGATCACTCAGGCAACCGATGTAACTCTCGCTTGGTCGTTCTCCGACGGAGCGAACACACAAGCTCAGTACCGGGTGCGAGTCGTTGACCCTGACGCTACCGAATTTATTCATTTCGATTCAGGCTGGACAACTGGGGCAGGCACCTCGTTCGATATTCCGTTCACGTTTATGAGTGGACAGAACTACTCGATCAGGTTGCAGGCAAAAAATAACTACGGACTTAGGTCGAGCTGATGGCCGCCGAAGACACACTCTTAGTATCTGTCGAGTATCCCGACGTTCATGCGTTCGCTGACGAGAACGCTGTTGGCCGTCTTTACCAGGTTGGCATTAACGGCACTGGGTACATGCTGGCTGATAACCCCGATAAGGGGATGGAGTATCTGCGAACGATTGTTCCTTTGGATCCGCAGAGGCTGGCAACGAGCGATACTCCGTTCTCTGAAGCGATCGAGCGGTACTCGTTCGCAGCGGCGGACGACTGGGACAGTGGAGCTGGCCAGAAGTATTACCACCGAGGAGCGTCTACTGCTTCTGCGTACTGGGACTCGGTGGGACTGGATCCCTTTACTGAGAAAGGCCGAATCAAACTTCTCAATGCGACTGTTGAAGAGGAACCTGAAGCGCACACCGGACTTAAGCTCGTGGTTGTTGGAGATGACCTTTATTACGTCTCGTCAGCTACGGAAGTTTCTCGAATCCAGACGCCTGGCGGATCGCCTTCAGCTATCACTGTGGCAGGCGGCATTACCATTGCAGACCTCGCCTCTGATGGTCAGTATTGGTACACAGCCGATGGTGATGACATCTACCGGGGGACTACCTCCACACCGGGTGCCGCATGGTCAACACAGGATGCTCTCTCAGTCACTTGGGCTGCGGGGCGGATCTGTGCAGCGGTCAAATCTTCGGGCTCGACCGCAAACCGATTCACCACCCTTAACGATTCAGGAGCTGAGGAGAAGGCCCAAGGTCATTTAACTCTGCCTGTTGGTTCGACGATCACTCTTGGCGACACGTCCAATGGGCATTTCTATTTCGGTGGCTACGCCGGAACCAACGGATCGATATATGCATGGAAGCTCGGGGTCGACGAGTCGGGAGACTTCTTCGTACCGTTCGAAGCATTAAAGATGCCCGGGGGAATGATCCCCACTTCAGTAGCCACTGGTGGTGGCTACGTGTGGGTGAGGGGTTATCGACCAGAAGGTTCGAGCGCAGGGCAAGCAGTCATCTTGCAGTGTGTGCCTGACGGGTCAGGGGCTCTGGTAGCAACAACAGTTGTTGAGCTGGCAGACATAGGAACCTCGGCTGATCATCAAGTCGGTGCGTTCTGCGCTTATGAGGATCTGATGCTGTTCGGCTGGAAGACCATGACCGGAAGCAAAGCTGGGGTCGGAGCTGTCAGCTTGACTACAGGTGGCTACGCCAAGTGGTACCAAGCAGCCCTCGACGGGGACGTTACCTCGATTGCTGTCTGGCAGGGCCTACCTGTCTTCGCTGTTAAGGGTCGAGGTATTTACCGGGTCAACAGTGCAGCGTTCGAAACTGCCGGAACACTCGAGACCAGTCTGTTCGATGGTGCTTCAGCTCTATTTAAGATTTGGGATGACGTGTCGCTCACTATGGATCCGCTGGGAACAGGAGAGTCGATTACTGCTTCAGTCACTGTGGACGGTGGAGCGACCTTCACAGCTCTAGCGAACGGTTCAGTATCGGAGTCATTAAAGAGTCATACCGTAGCTATTTCTAAGCAGGCGAAAGAACTTGGGTTGAAGCTCGAGTTTGTGGGCAACGGTTCAGGGGACTGCGCTCTCACGTTCTTGTCAACTCGTTTCCACCCGCTCGGTTTGGCGGACACGTTGGTGCAGATACCTGTCGATTGCGGGGACTTTATTAAAGGACTTAATGGTGCTCCTCTTCCAGAGAATGGGGAGGGAGCTGGTGCTCTCAGAGCGAGGGATTTACAGAACCTTGTGCAGACCAGAGTGCGCTTCCAGGACATCGACTGGCACGTCACAGGAGCCACGGAGAGCTACGAAGTGGAATCTTGTGAGGTGGAGGCCGTGACGCTCTATGAGCCCTCCAGAAGCGGTTCTGCGCTGCGTATGATCGCCAAACTGACCCTCAGGAAAGTGGGTTCGTAAACACATCTGGGGAGAGGTATTGGAGGTCTAATGACTATTCAAGTTAAACAAAGGCAAGTTGGATGGAAGTCCGTTATCGAGAAGTCGGTAAGCACTTTTGTTCAGAGTTTCCTGTCAATTTTCGTGCTCGCTGATCTTTCATCAGCTAAAGGAGCTTTCACTGCTGCTGGTGCAGCATCTCTTTCCGTTCTTAAGAACGCAGTGAAGGACTGGAATACCAAGGTCGATGCCTAAGAAGAAGAAAGCGACGAGCAAAAAGAAAGCTCCCGCTAAGAAAAAGAAAAAGGCAATGGGCTATTGAAACTCTGCCCTCACTGCGGTGAGTTGGGTGACGGCGGCATTTGGTGCCCGCACTGCAACCTTGCCTACGACCTCGATGAGGCTCGTAAGACACTTAGCTCTATAAAGACGAAAGGGTTCACCGGGCCTGGCTCGGTGAATCCCAACGTGGAAAAGTTTTGGGCGACTGGTGACCCCTCGGTCTTTGCCAAACCCGGTGCCCCCGATTATCAAGGGGGCTAGGTGTTCCCCTATGAGGACGCTGGCAGCCATCCTTGCGGGATGGGAGTTAGCAGCGATCCTCTCGGGCCGCTTCCCAACGATTAGTGCGTGCTGGTGGAAATACAGGGATCACCACATCGGCCGGGTCGTGCTCGGCTGTGCATGGTCGTACTTGACGTGGCATCTCTGGACCGATCAGAAGTCGAGTCCAGCGTCACGCACAGCCTGAGCTGCACCATCAGGTCGAGTCTGTAAATACTTCTCAGTGGTGGACACATCGGTGTGCCGCAGCGCTTCTTTGAGCTGGTAGATGTCCACCTTCTCAAACATCAGTCCAGCGAACGTACGGCGCATGTCATGCGGAGCAAACTTGATGCCAGTCTTCTTGGTGTATTTCATGCAGATACGTCCACAAGCGGTATTGCTTAGTGGCTCGCCGAGGTAATTAACTTCCCAGATGCGAGCATGCTTCCAAGTACCTGTTATCGGGTCGTAATCTCCTCGTTGTTTGATTCGAGGTACAACGACTTCATCTTTGGGGGGGCGTCCCAGAGCGAGAGCGGCTTGTCCGTAAAGATCCATGAGATAGCCGTAGGTGTTCTTGGTGATGCTGACAACAGCAATCTTGTCGCCCTTGCCTACGAGCGAGATCTCTCGCCGATCGAAGTTCACTTGACTCCAACGAAGAGTGCGAATCTCGCTGACTCGTAAACCGATAGTGAAGCCGAGCCGTAAGAAGATGTTGTCTCGAGGACCATAAATGTCGTCCATGTCGACTGCCTCGAGGATCTTTGTAACTTCGTCGTGGGTCAACCAGTTGTTCTTCTTTATGGTTTGCCCTCGACCTGCACCAACGTGACGTGAGAGGTATAGAGCTGGGTCTTTCTTGACCCAGTTCATAAACATTGCGTACTTGAAGAAAGCTTCATAGACCTTGCGGCGTGAGTAGATCGTGCCGTCAGCAGGACGCAGACCCTTTCTCTGACCCTTGACGTTGACAGCTAGGCAGGCGTCGATGAGCTGCTTCTCTGTGATGGTGTCGACCTCTTGATCTTGGGGAAGTTTGCCAAGTTCGCAGGCATAGTTTCTCTTTGTTCCGGGCTTTAGTACGTTTGATTTCGGGTCGTTGATATATATTCTGGTTGCTTCGTGAAGTTGCATGTAAAGGGCTCCGGGTAACATTTATACCCCAGTAAATAGGGCTTTTGGTTGATTAGTCTAGTTTACAGCCGGTGACAGTCAACATGGTAATTCACATGCAGGAACAACCGACTGAAATCGACTATACCGAAGTTTACATTCCTACGCTAGTCAATCTTCGTCGTCGAGGTCGAAATACGGGATGTCGAGTCCCTCGTCATCGTCTCCGTATTCTTCGTAGTACGCCTTGTAGAGAGGCTGATGTTGAACCATTGGTAGCGGCCCCATCTGCATGACGTTGATAATTACTTGAGGTCCGCAGATGCATTTCCCATCTTCGTCGCAGGTGTGAACAAACTGCTCGTTGGGTATCCGGTGAACCGACGTCAGCTCACCGTCTTTACCTAACGTCATCATGGTGGTAAACCCGAGTTCGGCTGGGTCACCCTGATCGGTGAACCCCTCCATTACAAGATCGTGTACAAATCGGTGCGTCTACCGTCGTTCCTCGTTCGCCCCTTGAAGAGAGCGTCAATTTCAGTAGCTGAGAGAATGTCATGACTCGAGCGGAGAAGACCCAAAGCTATCTTGCGGTGGTAATAAGAGTCGTGCCTGAAGTCAGCAATCTGGGCAGCGCCATAGTGGTAGCTGCACCACTGTGAATCGTGCCGAGGTCGCTGCTTGCAGCGCCCCCATTCAGTAATTGTTTGACAACTGGTCTTTAAGAAGGACACGAGCCCGTCTCCATAGTTTGTGAACGTACGATCGAGAGATGCCGAGCATTTCTGCTGCTTCGACCTTTGTTAAACCACCCCAAATGAGTAGTTCAACAACGGAACGCTCTAGTTCTGGCAGTTCTTCGACAGCGTCAATGAGAGTTTCGTGCTCTTCACTGCGTTGTGATTCGGATGCTGGGCGACGAGCTAGGTGCTCTGGATCTACAGGTATCTCACGAGCCACTGCCGACGATCGCCCTTACGGCATCGCAGAGTTCCTCTACGGTGCCGCTGTTATCGATGACATGATCAAAGTCGAAGTCATCGAGGGCGTTTTCGGTCGGGTGGTCAAGACGTGGAACGTCTGGGCGGTCGATGCGAATAAGAATGCCTCCGGCAGAGCGGATGGCATTTGCTTCGTTAGGGAATCGGACGTCGCTGATGACGACGCTTTCACCCTGCAGCATCTGGTCTTGGGCGTAGCTGATAATCGGGTCGACCCAAACTCGAGTGCTAATCAAGTCTCGAGCGCCACTACCCAGCTCTTGTAATAGTCGACGAACCTCATCGATCTCGACTTTCGCTCCTTCCCATCCGAGCCGTTCAACAGCATCAGACAGACGTAAACCAAAGTCATTTACATAGGGGTCGATGCGTTGAGCTAACGCTCTGACACTGTCAGCAAAAGCTAAACGAGGAAAACCTAATGCTGCTGCTGCAGTGTCTTTGCCGACTTGTGCTCGACAACCGAGCCCAATGAGTTTTCCGTGCATCTCAAACCTGACTTGCTTCCCCGCCAAGACACTCAGACTTCTTCCAAGCTTGACTGGTCAACAT